AAAGTTTCCTGATTTAACAGGTGATGGGGATGTAACCAGAGCAGACATCCTCAAAGGTCGTGGTGTAGAGGGATTTAAGAGCGGCAAATGGATTCAAGCTGCGATTAAGAAACCGGGGGCACTTCGTGAACAGCTTGGTATTAAAGGTAAAAAGCCGATTCCTGCGAAGATGCTTGATAAAGCTACTAAGGCTCCGGGCAAACTTGGGCAAAGAGCTAGACTTGCTAAAACGCTTCGAGGGATGAAGTGACCACATCAGGTACCGTTACATTTAACCCAGATCTCAATGAGCTGATTGAAGAGGCTTATGAGAGGTGTGGGATTGAGGTGCGTACTGGGTACGAGCACCGTACGGCTAGGCGTTCTTTGAATTTGATGTTTACTGAGTGGTCTAACCGAGGCATTAACCTGTGGACAATTGAGCAGGGTCAGATTGCAATGACCACAGGCACAATAACTTACGCACTTCCTGTGGATACAGTAGATCTTGTCGAACAAATTATCCGAACACAGACGGGAATCCCGCAGACAGACATTAACATTAGCCGCATTTCGGTAGATACTTACGCCACCATACCGAATAAAAATGCTCAAGGTAGACCCATTCAAGTTTGGATTAACAGACAGACCGGTCAAACCTATCCACTGCCTGGACCCAACGGAACTAACCAGACTACGGGCGTGCTGCCACCATCGATCAACGTCTGGCCTGCACCAGACCAAGATAACTACTACACCTTTGTGTACTGGCGACTACGCCGGATGCAGGATGCGGGTAGTGGATCAAACGTGCAGGACATCCCCTTCAGGCTCATCAACTGTCTCGTTTCGGGATTGGCTTACTACTTATCGATGAAAAGCCCTGAAGCTGCACAGCGGATGCCGCAGTTAAAGCAGATGTATGACGAGCAGTTAATGCTTGCGCTAGACGAAGACCGCGAGAAAGCCCCTTTGCGGATCGCACCACGGCAGTTGTTCTACTGATATGCCTAATCGGTTTGCATCAGGTAAGTATGCTATATCGCAATGTGATAGGTGTGGCTTTCGGTACAAACTAAAAGAGCTTAGGCAGCTTGTTATTAAGACTAAGAACGTTAATATTTTAGTCTGTCCTACGTGTTGGGAAGAAGATCAACCGCAGTTGCAGCTTGGTATGTATCCTGTGGACGACCCACAGGCTGTTCGGAATCCACGTCCTGATACAACGTATCGCGTTGCAGGTTTAAATGGGTTGCAGATCAACACAACGACTACGCAACTAGGTAGCGGAGATCCCTCTGGAGGTAGTAGAATTATTCAGTGGGGATGGGCACCTGTAGGTGGGGCAAGAGCCTACGACACAGGACTAACGCCAAACAATCTTGTGCTGGGCATCACGCTAGGCACTGTTACTGTGAACGTCACATAGGAGCCTATGATGGACAAGAAAGACTTAGCTCAAGACAAGAAAATGATTGCTGGTGCAGTACATAAGCATGAGAAAGCCAAGCATAAAGGTCAGCCACTGACCAAACTTCGTAAAGGCGGTAAGACTAACGCTGAAATGAAGACGCTGGGTCGAAACATGGCGAAGATTGCTAACCAGAAGTCACCTTCTTTCAAATACAAGATGGGAGCCAAATAATGCACAGCAAAATGCCAACGCCTGTGCCTGTTAAAGACACGCACAACGGCTACCCCAACAACGTACCTAACACCCAAACAGTAAAAGTCCGGGGAACCGGATGTGCTACAAAGGGCACGGGTGCTTCTAAGAAGATGGGCTAATGAACTACGCTACCCTTTTCAAAACGATTCAAGGTTATCTGGAGAACGACTTTCCGTCGTTTGTAGGTGCTGATTCGTCTGGATCGGGTACAGCGACGTTCACTGCAAAGCAGCAGATCGATACGTTCATACAACAAGCTGAACAGCGGATTTTTAATTCGGTTCAGTTTCCCTACTTCAGAAAGAATCAAACAGGCACAACGACTGGCGGCAATAAATACTTAGCAACACCTCCCGGCCTAAACAATAACGGTGATTTTCTAGCGGTTTATGAGCTTGCCGTTATTAACCCAACCACAGGTGACTATGAGTATTTGTTAGACAAGGATGTGAGTTACATCCGGGCGGCGTATGCGAATCCTTCAACGCAGGGTATTCCTAAATACTACGCGCTCTTTGATGAAAACACATTGATTCTTGGTCCTACACCTGCTGCTGCATATACCGTTGAGCTTCACTACTTCTATTATCCCGAATCAATCGTTACAGCAGGCACGACTTGGCTTGGTAATAACTTTGACTCTGCCCTACTTTATGGCGCTTTGATAGAAGGCTATACCTACATGAAGGGTGAAGCAGATGTCGTTGCTAACTATATGAAGCGATACGAAGAAGCCATGATTCTTGCTAAACGTCTTGGTGATGGTATGGAGCGTCGAGATGCTTACAGGTCTGGTCAGGTCAGGATGTCGGTGAACTAATGGCCTTTACCGGAAACTACACATGCAACTCCTTCAAGCAGCAATTGTTTGAGGGAGATTTTGATTTTTCTGCGACAACAACACAGACCTTTAAGATTGCGTTGTATACCAACGATGCCACGCTTGACCAGACTACGACGACTTACACGGGTACGACTGGCGAGGTTGTGGCTACGGGTTATACGGCAGGAGGGGAGGCTATCACTCCTTCACTTGCTATTGATAGTTCCACAGGCATTGCTTATATTGACTTTTCTAATGCTTCTTGGAGTGGTGCTTTCACTGCTAGGGGTGCTTTGATTTATCGGGTTACAACCGGAAACCCCGCGATTTGTGTGCTTGACTTTGGTTCAGATAAGACTTCGACATCAACATTTGTCGTTGAGTTTCCCCCCAATACCAGCACCGGTGCATTGATAAGGCTTTCATAATGACAACTCCTGTTGGGTTTTTCTCTGAGCCTCCGCGTGTTGTGATTGCTCCTATTCCTCCCAAGGATGACGAGACTTGGGTTGCCGCTGAAGAAGTGGAGATGGAAGGGTCACTTAATATTGACCTAGATACACTTAAAGCTAACGTTACACATAACATCAAGTTAGGGTTTCAGCAAATTGTTCCCCATCCTACAAACGATGTTGAGGTCATGATTGTTGGGGGTGGACCCTCACTTGCCGAACATATTGGTACGATTAAACAGCTACGTCAACAAGGCGTTAAGTTAATTACACTAAATAATGCGTACCAATTTTGTATTGACCACGGCTTGTTACCTTCTGCTTATTTTATGGTTGACGGTCGTGAGTTCAACAAACGCTTTTTGACGACGATTATTCCAACGTGTAAATATTTTCTTTCTTCGCAGTGTCATCCATCGGTGTTTGAAGGGATGCCCAAAGAGCAGACCTATATATGGCATACAACAGCAGAAGAGATTCAAGGGCTTTTAGCGACCGAATATAGAAATTGGTATGCGGTGCCTGGGGGTTCGACAGCATTGCTTCGAGCCATTCCTATGTTTAGAATGTTAGGGTTTAAGCGGTTTCATATCTTTGGATGTGACTCCTGTTTGGAAAATGACAAACATCATGCTTATGCTCAAGCAGAAAACGATGGCCTCCCGGTGGTGCCGGTAAAAGTTGGTGGAAAGCTCTTTTATTGCCACCCTTGGATGGTTTCGCAAGCAAGAGAATTTATCGACCTGATTAGATACATGGGCGATGAGATGGAGCTTCAAATTTATGGTGGGCTACTCCACCAGATCTTAGTGACCGGGGCGTCTAACGCCGATATTAAGGAGTATTGAAATGGCCGCTTCAGCATGGCAACTCTACAACGACGCCAAACGCTATCTCGGTAACGGGACGATTCAGCTTGGTGTTAACAATTTTAGGATGGCGCTTTTTAGAAGTGCCGGTAACGTATCTACATTTACGCTTAGTACCTACGGATCTCTGACCAACGAGATTTCGGCAACAGGGGGTTATGTTGCAGGCGGTAAAGCTTTAGTTCCTGCGACGGGTCAGTGGACTACGGGGGCTTCTGCTAAGCAAATGAAGTTTACTTACTCCACAATTGGGCTGACGTTTACGGCTTCTGGTGCATCGCTGACTAACGTTAAATATGCTGTGATTTTCCAATCGGCTGCTACGTTAGCCAACGGTAAACTTGTGTGCTTTTGCCAGCTCTCATCGTCACAGTTCACAGTAACTTCTCCTAACACGTTGACTGTTCTTCCCGCAGCTACGGGTGTATTCACCCTTGCATAACTAGGGGGTCGCGGTGGCGACAACGGAAACCGGATGGGGTAGAGGCACTTGGGGGTCGTATGGCTGGGGGGTTGGTATACTTATCACCCCAGACGCAGGTGCTGTTGTCTCCGCTGGTTCCGCGCCTTTTATTGATGCTGGTATTCCGGTACCGTCAGGTACTGCGACTATTCAGGGATACGCGCCAGTCATATCTGCCCAAGCTATTATCACACCTAATACGGGTGCGATTACTGCGACTGGAGAGACCCCCACAAGTGTTTATGGGTTTGTCACTCAACCTACACCGGCGGCACTTGTTGCTACTGGACAGCTTCCAATCATTCAGCGAACGGCTATACTTACGCCAACGGGCGGCGTGGCTATTGTTGGGTCTGTTCCTAGCGTTGTCGTTGCAGGTACAGTTAAAGTCCCCGGTACTGTAGCTCTATCGTTGGTAGGGGCTGCGCCCACCATAGCCACGAGTATCGTCATAACCCCCGCAAAAGGTACATTGACGTTAGCTGGAAGTGCTCCGGTTATCAGTAATCCTAACTGGACGAATATAAATGATTCACAAACCCCTAACTGGGTGCCTGTAGCAGCGTAATGATTATTGAGGTGTAACTATGGCAATTCCGCGCACTAGCCTTCTTGATTTACCACTTCCGGTTACCGGATCGCTTTCGGGCGATTGGGGTGCCGCAACTAACAACGGGCTGACAGAGTATTTAGATATCGCAGTAGCTGGATCGCTGGTATTGAATACTGATGCCGACGTTACGTTAACGTCTACGGATGGGGATGAGAACGGAACAAATATTGGTTCTACGACAGCGCAATACGCTATTTTACGATGGACAGCGACCGGTTCGACTACTCGGAACATTACGGTACCTGCTAAGAGTAAGACCTATATTGTTATTAACGCCACGGGTGGTACGCAATCGATTGTTTTACGTGGTGCAGGTCCGACGACAGGTGTAACTATTGTCTCCGGCGAAAAAGCAGTCTGCGCTTGGAACGGTTCTGATTTCGTCAAGGTAGGCGGCGCGGCTGGTGGGACAAATACACAAGTTCAGTACAACAATAATGGCGTGTTTGGCGGGATTACTAACGCTACGACAGACGGCACAACGCTGTCTATGACTTCGCCCAAGGTTATCACCAGTATTAATGACACCAACGGTAATGAACTTCTTAAGGTTACGGCAACTGCTTCAGCGGTTAATGAACTTACGCTTGCTAATGCAGCAGCGGGTAATGCCCCGACGTTATCTGCTACGGGTGACGATACCAATATCGGAATCAATATAACTCCTAAAGGTACTGGCGTAGTAACCATCAGTAATGCACCGGTTATGTCCGCATTGACTGCATCACAAGCCGTATTCACAACCGCTGGAAAAGCATTAACCAGTAATGCAATTACAGGTACGGGTAATGTGGTGATGTCGGCAAGCCCAACGCTGACGGGAACCATTGCGGCTGCGTCATTGCAGTTGTCTTCACTTACCTCTGGACGTGTTTCATATTCCACCACTAGCGGCCTTCAAACTGACTCTGCTAATTTGCTATATAGCGGCACTGACCTGACTGTTTACGGCCTCACCGTAGGCCGTGGCGCAGGTGCTGTGTCCACCAACACTGCGGTGGGTGCGAGTGCGTTAACGGCGAATACGAATGGTTCATCGAACACTGCTGTTGGGTATCAGGCTCTCTACTCCAACATCACCGGCGCAACCAACACTGCTTTCGGCCATCGGGCTGGATACTACGTTACAAATTCAGATAACACCCTTGTTGGCAATGATGCTGGACGAACGATTACTACGGGCGCTCAGAACACTGCGCTTGGCTCTTATGTAATGAACAACAGTGTGGGTGTGACAGGATCGGAGAACGTCGGTATTGGACGAGCAGTTCTCAGTGCGTTAACAAGCGGTTCATACAACATTGCAATAGGAAATGGCGCTCTTGTCTCCAACACCA